CTTCGCCACAGTCTTCCTGGCATCTTGCGGAGTCGCGAACGCAATACGTACAGTGTCCTTTGGATTTTCATCTGTATATAATCTCCTTCCTGAACCTTTAGGTTTTTTACCTGTTCCTACTTTTGGATCTTTTCTTTTTGTCATTATACAATTCTTTTAATCTACTTATTGGAAAATTTTTATATGTAGATGTTATCCATTCTTTTCCTATCTTAACAGGCTTTATTTTAAACATTAGCTTTTGTATCCGCCTCCTGCTTTTTTATAAGCTTTAGCTAAAGCTTGTGCTTTACGAGCAGACCATTGTCCAGCTCCCGTACCATGAGATGCTTGAGCTTTAATTCTATTAAATATCTTTTTGCGTAAACCTGGCTTAGTATAATTGCCAGCTTTATTAACTGTGCTTTTTGATTTTCTTTTAGTTGTCATTTTTGTTTGTGCTCTTGTTATCATTCTATAATCTTTTTAATTTTTAATCGTCCCATATCTTCATATACAATTGCTTCTACTTCTTTACAGCTCATGTATATACCTTCTTGATCTTCTCCAATGTTACGAGATATAATACGCTTTTGTTTAAGACAATCGCTAAGACCATCCGTAGGCACCATTTCTACTGTAGAACCGTTCTGTATCATCAGTATTGCAAATACAATTTTAATGGTTTCCATTTTGTTTAGCCTCTAAATCCATCAATCTTTCTTCATGGAATTGTATAACCATATCATTTTTTAAAATCATAGGTATTTCACTTTCCATTTGTTCTTTTAATTTTTCCACATTCTCACCTAAATACTCGACTAACATATAAAGCTCCTGGACTTGCGGACTAACCATGTTTCCTTTAGGAACTCCATCTATAAAATTATTTGCAGCTTCTAAATCTTTTTCCATTAATAATATATTTGACTCTATACTATTAAGTCGCTCAATGACTCCAAACCCGAACCAAGCACCCACAAGACAAGCGCCAATAATAGTAATAAGGTTGCGCGCTGGCATCGAGATAGCGGTGTTTTCATCTACGTCTAATCTTTTCATACTTCATCTAGTTCTACAAATTTACCTTCACAAAAATATTCAAATGATTGCATTGACATTCCATCTACGTTTCTAAACTTTAATAGTAAACTGTCTACCAATGTAACTTTATTATCAAATAAATATTGTTGACAAGCATCTTCGGAGATAAATTGCATTTCTTGAAGATAACTGTTTCTAGTTTCTTCTCCTCCGTACCACATCATAACAGTGAGAATCCAAACCATTAAATCTCTCCGCTAATTTTAATTGCGCTAGCTCCTGTTTGTGTTGCAACATCCATTGCTTTTTCAACAAGCTCTTGTTTCATTTCACTTTCTTTATTCATTTGATCTAACATCATTTTATCTTCTTTTAGTTTACGATCTTCGTCTTTGTTTTCATCTTGAATAATAGTTTGTGCTTCTTCTAAAGCCATTTTATCTTCATGAACTTTTAAATCATTCATCATTTTTTGTGCACGTAAAGCAAGATCTTTTTCTTGTAATTCAATTTGAGGATCTTTCTTTTCACCTGCCATGATCTTAGCTTTTTCTTCATCAAGTTGTAATACTTTATCTGAAGCTTCAGCTGACATCATTGCTATTTGATTTTCTAATTCAGGTGGAAGCTGTTGTGGTGGCATTTGACCAGGTTGACCAGGCTGACCAGGCTGTTGTTCCATAGGACTAGACATAATCATTTGTTGCATTTGTGGATCAGGAATCATCTGAGCCATTTCTTGTCTATACTTCATAGATAAATGTTCTTGAATGTGTGCCATTAATATTTGTGCCATCTGTCTATTTTCATTGTACGCTGGATTCTGTAACATAGTTCCATGTACAATAATATGAGCATCATGATTTTGATCTATTCTAGCTTTTAAAGGTGAACCTTTCATAGCCATCATATTTTCAGTAATAGGGTCTCCAGTAAATGGAGGTTGTGATTGTGCTAAATATCTTTTAGGATCCTCAACACCCATAGCAGAAAACAACTCTTGACTAATTAATTGCATGTTATATTGTGCAGGATTCTGTTGTGCTATAGACATAATTGCGTTTATTTTAGCAATACGATGCGCTTCTGTAGGCATATTAGGATCAGATACAGGTATTACATCAATACTTTTTAGATTAAAGTCTTGACTAAATACTTGCTGTGCCCCGCCTGCAACTTCATAAGGGTATACATTTGGTAAATACTCTTGATCTAATCTTGCAAGAATTCTTAAATCTTTAGTTTGTGCTTCATGCATACGTTTATGTACCGCTGCAAACAATTTACTAGACTGTTCTAGTAAAGCCATAGTGGTTCCGACCGGTCCGTAATTGCTTCCAGATTCTACCACATTATCTGTGGCATCTGCAAACTCACGCGCGGCGTTAGTTACATATTGCATTAGGTTAAATAATGTACTTGACGGTTCTTTAAATGGCAAAGGTTGTAGAGACTTTCCAAGATCACCAGCCGGACTATTTACTTCACGCCATTCACCAGGGGCAATAGGTTCATCGGGTGCTAAGACACGTAATCCGTGAGCTTTGAATCCTCCTGGTAAATTTGCGAATGTTCCAGCATCTATAAGCTGGCGCATTGATGAAGTTGCGGTTTTTGTTAAACCACCAATTAAATGTAAATAACCATAACCATAGAAACCTAAACCAGGTATCATAGTATAGTGTGTAAAATATAATTTCTTTTTTCTAAATGGATCGTCTACATCCCAGTTTCTTCTAATAGATAAAACTTTTTGATCCGCAGTCATGTAAACAATGTAAGGAAGTTTAACTCCAGTCGGATCTTCAAAACCAGGAACATCTGCATCAACATGCATTTCTAAAATTTCTACTCGCTCGCTATTGTTACCAGGACTACTTAAACCAACTGCTTCGTTCGCAGCTTCGTCTGCTGCTGACTCTGGAATATCTGCATCTTCTGTATATTCTACATCAGCAAATAATTTAGCCAGTTGTAATTTTCTAACTTGATTTGAAGAGAGTGTGTATCTATGTGTAAAACGTTCTGCTGTTTCTAAATTAGATGCATAATAGTCTACATAAAAATCTTGAGCTTTAATGTATTCGGTACGTGGTCTATTTAAAGTTGCGTCCCAATAAGTTTTCTTAAATGCTGAACCATACAAAGCTGTATGAAATAATAAACGATCAAGCTCAGGACCATACTCTGGCATTTGAATTTGTGTTTGCCAATTCATGAAATCTCTAACACGATTAGCTTGTTGCATTTTTTGATCAGTCTGCACTCCCATTATTCTAGTACGAACTGGACCTTCTGTTGGAAACAATTCCTTAAAAGCTTTTGCTTGAAACTTAACTACTGATTGCGCAAGAATTGGATGTGTAGATCCGCATGCACCAGGAAATGGTTGACTAGAATCATCATAAGACAATCCTAATAAGTTAACACCATCTTCTGCAATCTCATCATATTCACCACGAGCTTCTTTATCTGTTTGATATCCTTCATATAGCTCATTAGCAAGTTCTGTAATATCTTGCTCTTCCATAAACTCAACCAAGTTTGCATCGTGTTCAGTTGCCATAGGCATCATCATGTCATCCATGAGACCCATTGCTTCTGCCTCAGCCATAGCTTGATCATCTTGCAATGTTACTTCTGCATTGCCTGCTTCGTCTAATTGTATATCTTCATCAGTTGGTATTTCAACTGTAGGTGTGTCCAAATCTGGAGTAATAACTTTTTCGATTGCCATTCTGTTTCCTTAAAGTCTCCCTGTTAATAAAATGCTCTACGGTTTCTATTATAAATACTTTCTTCCGCTTTGTCAAGCCACGTATCATCTTTGTGTGTGACGTATCCACCGTTACGAATCCATAATAATGCTTGTGTTAGTGTATCCATATAGTCATCATGTGCCCCTGCCGGAAATGTTCTAGCTTCGTCCATTACTTCTCGTGCCCATGATTTGTTAAAGGGGGCATAAATTCTACCGTTATGGAACAATGATGTAATAGCATAAGTTCTAGCTACTTTATCTCTGTCAGGTTGGTAATCTTGTATAGGAATACCAGTCATACGCAGGTCTTGAATCAAAGATTGTCCAGATGCTTTCTTCTCAATCAATACTGTATCGGGATCATGCTGATCAAACTTACTAACTACCTTTTCACGTAGGGTTGGAAAGTCCCAACGCCCTCTTTCTGCCCCCAATAGCACCACATTTGGCATATCAAAGCCAGAATTAAAGATTCCCCACGTAGTTACTGCAGAATAATCGGCTGTAGTACGTGTAGAAAACGCAGTATCCCATGATTGTATAATATATTCACACTCAGGCGGTGTAGGTTTGTCCCAATCTTGCCACCATTTGTCTTTTATGATACCACCTTCCTCATTTGTAGGAGATTGCATGTACAATGCATCAAATTTAAAGGCAGGTGTGTTGTTTTTGGTACGAATAAGCTCTTCAGTAGTCCAACAAAACCCATCTTTCTGGTCAGATGCAGGCCAAAAGGACTCACCACGTTTAATTTTAGGGTATTCTTCTGTTAAATAGCCTTGATTTATTAGATCTGTCCTACCTTTTGTAAGTTTTTTGTTAGATTCTGTAGTATTTAGGGCAGGAATACTAACAACAGACCACTTATCTGCCATAACTCCGCTATCTTCAGCCTTTAAAAGATGACCAGCTAAGTCATTTTCATGCCATCTGGTCATCACTAGCAC